ATTGGTAGTTGAATATAGATAACCTACATCGCCACCAGTAACACCCATAGCAAGATTGGCTTGACCGCCAGACCGTCTAGCAACAAATTCACCACCGTTTGAATTGCCAACATCAACAGCAACATTACCTGCTGAAAGAAGGGCTGAAGGACTAACCCCAATCCCCACGTTACCGCTTGTGTCGATGGTCATTTGTGGTGTACCATTTGTAACTAACGACAATGGGTGATTCGAAGTTGCTCCCATATAAAAAGTCGAATCAGGTTCGTGCGACCTAAAAATACCTTGTACATTTGTAGATTTAATAAAAAGACTTGCGTAATTACCTGCGTTTTTTAATGTAATAAGTTTTTCTCCCGATATAGCACTAGGTGTTTCCCCAATCCCCACGTTACCTGAACTATCAATCAAGAAAGCGTTTGATGTGCTTGTTCCAGTAGGTGAACCTGTATTTACTTCAAAGTTTTGACAGTTTATTTCGAACTGTCTTACATTGCTATTAGTAGAACCTTGATAAGTTGTAAGTGTTGCTCCACCCTCACTATTTGTTCCAATTTTTAAACCACTAACAGAATCAGCAACAATATCTAACTTTTCAGCAGGAGAAACCCCAATCCCCACGTTACCGCTTGTATCTATTTCTAAACCCGTTGAACCACTATTGAAAGTAGCATTTCCACCTTTTATTCTAAAAATTTTCCCATCACCTGCTTGTAAAAGCATTCCCGTACCATCATATCCAATATAAGCACCACTTGCACCGCTTCCCCTAAATGACATATATTGAGCAACATTTGTACCAGTACCTACATGAAGTACATTACCCGTACCATGAATGTCTAAAACTGTGCCAGGCTCAGTCGTACCAATCCCAAGACGTGCTTCGCTTGCATCCCAAAATAAACCTTGATTGTTAGCATCGTCATAAAAGGCAATATCGCCATCAGCTTCGATGCGTATTTTTTCGTCATTATTTACATAAAACGACATAGGGTTGTTATCCCTTTGATTTATAAATGCACCAGCCGAATTTTGAACTATATCAAAACTAGCACTTCCAAGTGTTGTTCCTGCCGATAATTGCAAAACACCTGCACCACTAGAACCCCCAACAACATCAACAATAGTGATTGCACTTGCTCCACTTGAAAAAACACTTAATGTATTTGTAGGCGAATTCGTACCAATCCCAATCGATGTAAGTAGTTGACCATCACCATTCTGAAGCCCACCAGTAGTTGGTGAACCTGCCGAAGTTCCAATCGTTAATAGATTGCCATAAGTGTCTTTGAGTTGTGTACTTCTTAAATCCATAATTTAGTGCTTGTCAAAATACATTGTTGATTGATTCCAAATTTGATTGGAGCGTGATAAAACACCCCATCTGATATGTGATATATAGGTTAATAATCTCAATCTAGTATATCTATTAAAAGAAATTTAGCCGTTCTGTCGCTCGCTTCGTTACTTGCTCCCTTGAGCCTAACCTTGTTCACGTCTTTAAACACATCAGCAGGTAATGAATGCTTACCAGTTGCTACCGTTACACTATACTTGTTGCCAAACGTATCGTATATGTCGAACCACGTTCCGTCTATCTCTACTTGTACGTCAAATGATGTGTTCGTGTACGTGCCTTCTAGGATTAAAGAACCCATCTCGTAGTCTATGTTTCTGCCATCTATCTCTACTGCTGAAGAAACAGATTGACCACTTGTGATTGTCGTTGTTCTGATTTGAGCCATAGTTTTACATTTGTTTACAAATTACGAATTTTCTGTGTCTTTTGAAATTACCCTGCCGAAATCTTTAACGTTCCGCCATCATTATATATCACCCCTGCTACTTGTGGGTCAGAAGTTGGGAGATTTTTCATTTTAATAATACCCGATAATTCGTTTTCACTTCTTGTTAGTCTAGCATATTGCGTGTTTGAAGAATTTACAAACAAACCATCAAGAGAAAGCCTTGTTTGACTGTCATAGCTTTTTACTATAATGTTTTGATTCAATTCAAATTGCGAAGCAAACCCAGTATCATCTGAAAAAACAGTAATGCGTATTTTTACCCAATCATAAGAATAAGAGTGTGCGCTAAATTTTACAGATACTGTATTGCCCACACTGGTTGCTAGTGAACTAAGAAAAGAACCGAAACTCGTATAACTACCGCCCGAACTTGTAGAGCCTAACGCTTCTACTTGAATATAGGCTTCCGAACCATCCGCACCTAAAGAAGTAAGTTCTGCACCCACATCAATATATAATGAATCGCCTTTTGTGGTTTCAAATGCACTTGATATATAAGCCGTTCCTTGATTTATAACAGTCGCATCGCCCGCATTATATTCGCTTGTTTCAGTTAGTGAAAAAGTACCATCATTAACATCTACTTGGGTACGTACTCTATCAGCATCTTCTAATTGAATGCGTTGATTAGCCGATTCTACTTTAATACCACCACTTGCATCGGTTGCGTCTAGGGTAAAAGTTGGCACTTTTATTTCAAAAGAACCTGCCGTTTCATTGTATTCTAAATAATTCGTTCCATCGCCTACCTTGAAGCGTATATCGCCAGTTGATAGTTTCCAAAAATTTTGATTTGTAACCGTAGGTGTACTTATCGTTAAACCTTGTTCGTTGGTATTTAATTTACCAAGCGTAACCAAATAACTGCTAGTGCCTATTACTATATTTTCATTCGCACTACTTATATCTAGGTTTGTAGTGTTTAAATCAAATGTATCGGTTTGTATATCAAATGAAGAACCATTAAAAGATAGGAAATTAGTGCCATCGCCTACCTTGAAGGTATTGCTTGTTAATTGTGCAAGTGTGCTAGCTCCATCCTTTAGGAATAGCCCACCATCAGTAACTAAAATATGCTCGTTTGAATTATCCCCTGCAAAGAAGCCGAATGTTTCCGTACTTAATCCCGAATAGCCGTTTAAATCCCCAAAAGCTACCCTTGTATTTGTTACGGCTTGTAGGTCCGCAAACGAATTGACTTCTGTTTGAAGTCGCATAATTAGGTTATCTTCCGACCTATCAACATTCCGATACATTATAGCCTGCCTATCAGCATCCGAAACGTTACCGTATGCGATAATCAAATCGCCCTGCTCTAATTGTGTAATATCTCCTGCATCAATAGTAACTACAATATCGTTGCCTGATACGCTTGTAACCGTACCTCGAACCGACTTAACAATAGAACCAGTTCCACCACTTTCTAAATCGTTGTTAATATCTACTACTTGACAAATCCAAAGGTCATTCGCTTTAAAGGCATTTCCTGCCGTACCCGTAACATTTTCGACCGTAATTGTTTCTGCTCCTACGTTTACGCTTGAAACTCTACCCTGCGCTATACTTAATATCTCCGAACCACCTATCGTACTAATTTGCTTCGCTATAAACTCATAAACTCGTAATGCTCCACGAATCCTCATTTCTTCAAATTCAGCCGAACCATCTGCGTTTATTTTCCAATTAGTACCTGCCCACCCTTCAACAAATCCATCGTCTGCTAAATTTGCTTGAGTAGTAAGATTGCCTTGCAGGTTCATTGTGCTATTAAAGTCAGCCTCACCAGTCAAGGTTAGAGAGCCACCTACGGTTGCATTATTAGTAACCGCTAACGTATCAAAAGTTACACTATCAGAGGTACGAACGTTTTGATTCATTGCATACAACTCGTTATCGCCTTGACCAGTATTCAATGTAGGTGCATCTAACGTGCCTGATATGGTAGTATTACCAGTTACGCTTAACGTGCCACCCACTGTCGTACTTCCACTTACATCTAATGTGCTTAGTGTAGTTGCTCCAGTTACATCTAGTGTACCGCCTACCATTGCGTTAGTTCCTACATCTACCGTAGTGCCTATTGTTGCACTTGTTCCTACTTCTAAATAGGTATCTGCTTTTAGGTATGTTCCTGCGTGAATATGTTGGTCTGCATTAATACCATTATCAACGTCTAAACTCGTGCTTATATAAACTGGATTGTTGAATTTTTCACTAGGGTCAGCATCCCATACTTGAGTTGATGTATTCCATACGATACTCGTAGTGTCTATCTCATCGGTAATTATAGTGCCAGTGCTTACAATACCATTAAATGTAGGCGTATCACCAGTACCTAGTCCTAAGTTTGTACGGCTAGTATCTACATTATTTACATCACCGAAATTATTTAAAATACGTAAATATCTAGAGTCAGCTTCAGATTCAGTAAGCCCCTCAGTTTCCGGAGGTGTAACTATTATGCCTTGATTGCCGGACTGGTCTATGCGCTTTATTGTTGTTAGTGTATCTGTGCCGGTTTGTATATTTATTTGCACAAGTGTTGGCCGCCACCTGCCATTATATGTACCACCTACGTAAGCATAGTAGCTTCCATCGTACACAGATACATTAACTGGCTCATAGTTGCCAATTATATTTGCATTTATTTTAGTTGGCCTGCTGCGCTGCGTATCTATAACTTCTTTAAGTAATAGTTCTTCAAAATTCACATAACTTGCCTGCGAGCGCCGTTTCCAACCAACTGTAATATCTTCTAGGTTAGTACTTGTTCGATAAGCACTTCTACTCCAAACATAAGGACCATCGCCATAGCGTATTGCGGGTAGTGTTAAATCGTCAGAAGCTACCGCAGTATTCTGCTCTAGCTTATAAACTATACTAGTACTCTCCGGATTACTAGGGTCAATAAATTGTACTATTGTATCAAGCCATAATGTTTCATCTATATACCCGCTTGCTATTTCACTTTCAAGAACCCTGGTTGGAAATAAATGTAGGTTAAGCTCAACTGTTTGGTCGGGCGGTAAGTCAGTAATCTCAAAACTTAAATCACCAACATATTCGGCCAATTTAAGTGTATCAGATAAACCGCGCACCATGCTTGCTCTTTGCACTGTGTGTGCGCCACTACCTTGATTAGTAAGAGTTATAAAACTACCACCATAACTGTCGCTAATTTGAAATGAATTTGTACTGCTATTTACAACATAATAAAACGTATCAGCATCTATGCCACCAGGTAAACTGCCACCAGTATTTGTAAAAATTACCAACTGTCCATCTTTTAAACCATGGCCAGTAAAATCTACACTGTCTGTTGTTGTGTTTATATTTGCAGCAGTAAGGTTTATTATACTACTACTCATGCCAGTGTAACTAAGCCCAGGCGTTAAAAAACTACCAGTGCCAGTATCTAAAAAGTTTGCACCTAGTGTTAAAGCAAACTCCGCATTTTTTAAAGTTACTTCTTCTATGGTAAGTACTTTACTAGCACTGCCCGCGCCGCCATCACTTGTAATATCTACCGGGTTATTTAAACGGTTAGGAAAGGTATCAAAATAGTATTCATCACCGCCATAAGGTTTAGCATAGTAAGTAACACCGGAAGAAAGCCCACCAGGAAGAGCGCCAACATTATTTTCAAATCTTACTTTTTGGTCTATACTTAAACCCGGTGTAACATCTATTGTATCTGTACTTATATCTACATCAGCATTGCTAAATACATCGTAATTATTATAAGGCACAGTAACACGGCTAATATTTCTAGCGGTAAAAATAATGCTTTCATCACCACTTAGCCTCACATTCATTGTGTATTTTTGCTCACTTGGGCTGCTTATGGTTACAGTTTGTGGCACTGTAATGTTTGCATTTAAACTCTTATGGTCAAACTCTACTGTCGCGCTTTGTAAGGCAGGATAGGTAGTTACTTGGCTACTATCAATTAAAACTGGTAGCCCTAAATCTTTATCGGTGTAAATAGTTTGCTCTAAATCTACAGTTACAACACCTGCTGCCGTACCATTTAATTGATAATCACCTCTTACAACATTTTGACTATCCTCAAATGCGCTTAACTGTATTACATTAAATGCACCGTTCATCTGATAGATTAACAACTGAGGAGCGGCAGTATATTTTAAGGCATCATATACGCTTATACTTGTATCAGTTTCATTACCTTGGCGGCCATAGTTTCTAAGTTGTATAGTATCGTGATATACTTGATTTAAAAAATCATCTGTAAGCGTTGTTCCCTGAGCCTGCCAACTAGTAAAAGTACGTAGCACATTACCGGTATAACGCAAAGAATCTAAACCCAGTTGACTTATTAAGTCGGCAATAGTTTGAATTACTTTTTGCCGGTTATCTGTTGGCGTATATTCTTGTGTCTTTAATACTTCAAAATCTTTAAACTGTAATTTAGCAAGATATTTTTCCTTCTCCGGGTAACTTAATATCCTTCCGCTTGCATAGCCCTGCCATAGTATATTACCAGTTGTCCCCTGCGCCCATTGTATGTAGTATTCTTTTTTGCTACCAGTTTTTATATCCTCTATTAGTTGCTTTGTGCTTGCATCTTTACCCCAAACATTCCAGTCAAGCACACCCATTAAAATTTTATTGTAAGTAGGGTTTAAATAACCCTCGTTACTATCGGAAGAAATTTCCTGGTGTTTAAAAGTAAACCCAGTACTATCGGTTATCTGTAAGCTAGAGCCAGTGTAACCATCCTGGTAAATATGTAGGTAGTCTGTAACATCGTTATGATTTTTAGTACTCCAATATGCTCTTAGTCCGTATGCCATTTAAAACCCATATTGACCCTTTTGGCTTAATGTAAAAAACTCATCTGGGCCAAGTTTAGCAGTATAATTTTCTAGCGCCGTTTCAAATGCAGAAGCTACGTCAAAACTTGTATCAACATTAACACTATTAAGGTTATTTGCAGCCAACTGAGTTGCAGTGCCTGCAACATTAGGTATAGCGGTATTGTTACCGGCTAATCTTTTAAACAAACTGCCAAGCAGTCCACCGCCTTGGCCTAAAAATCCGGCAGTTTCTGAACCACCAATAGTAAGCCCACCAGTAAGCAAGGTTGTAAGTGCAAATTGTAGCGCTTTACTTGCTAATAAGCCGGCTAACTGTTTTAATTGGTCTGCTAAACTTTTACCGGTCATTATTGCCTTTGTAAACGCATCTGCTATGCCCTCACCTAAACTAGTGTACGCTCTTTTTACAAGTGCTGCATCGCTTTTTATTCGGTTAAAGTCTTGTCGTACCCTATCTAACAGAGTTAATGTTTTGGCTACCTGCCCTTCATCTACTGTTGGTGTTACATCTACTGCATCTTCTGTTGGTGTTACATCTTGCGCTGCCATACCAAGTAACTCGGTAAGGCCAAGCGTTTCCATTATGCCCTCTTTACTAAAGTTTACATAGTCACCAAACTTTTTAAATTCGTTGTTGTATTCCTTTTGTTCGGTTTTGGCATCCTCTACCGAATCTGCTATTACCCTAAATGGATTAACTTTGTTTATATCGCTAAGTGCTTCAACGGTTTTAGCAGCAAAATCAGAACCGGACTCAGCGGCTATTTTAGCATCTACACTTGCAGCAACTAGTTCCTCGCCTAACTCCCGCACGCCAGCGGCTGCACCTTCGAAAAAAGGTATTTTAGCTAGCAGCTTTTGTGCATTAAAAGCTAAAATCGCAAATTCACCAAGTATATCTGATTTTACCGTTAGCATTCTGCCCACTAACCAATTAAAAAACCCACTAAACTTTTCGGCCATAAACCGCACGGCGATAGTTATTCCATCAATAAAAAGACTAAAAATATTGTACCTAAGTACAAATTGCATCATTTCTATTAGTGTGTTTTTCCACCAGTCAGTATCAGACATGCGTTCTTTAACTGCTTCCCAGTTGTCAAGCATGTAAAGGAATGCGCCTACAAGGGCAGTAATCCCGGCAATAATTAAAAATACCGGGCTGCTTACCAGAGCCATACCAACCGCAACTGCTTTTAGCGCTGCTGCAATAATTAACAATGCAGGGCCAACGCCTGCCAACACTGCTAGTAATTTTACTATATTTTGTTTCGTTTCATCACTAGCATTTGTAAACTGGCGTATCTTTGCAGTAACCTTATCAACAAGTTTTTCTGCGCCACTTAAAATGCCAATATCTGCAAAAGATATAAGCATGCCTTCTAACGCGCTGCGTGCCTCTGTAAGCGCACCTGATAAACCTTGCATCTGTCGCTCTGCAATTTCTTTAGCAGTGCCGCCGCTATCTTTTAGCGCCGTTTCAAAGTCGCGTAACTTTGTTGTGCCTTGTTGTAGTAATGCAACCAAGCCTGGGCCTGCTCTTTGGCCAAACATATCTATTGCGTTTTGTGTGCCACCACTTTTAGCAATAAGTTCATCTAGTAGGTCAGCCATGGGCCGCATTTGCCCATTACTGTCATTCATACTAAAGCCAAGTTCTTTTGAGGCCTCACCTAGCTGCACCATAATACCACGCAAGGTTGTGCCCGCCCGGCTTGCTTGTATGCCCGCATCTGAAAGCATACCAATTATGGCTGAAGTTTCTTCCATGCTTACACCAAAACCCGCCGCCACTGGTGCAACAAAACTCATAGCAGTACCTAACTGCATTAAGTTAGTATTGCTGCTTGTAAATGTTTTGGCCATTACATCAACAACACGCGCCATATCTTCCGCATCCATGTTAAAGCCAGTAAGTATATTACTAGCAATATCAGAGGCAGTTGCTAAATCCATCGCGCCGGCACTTGCTAAGTTTAAAACGCCTGGCATCGCAGTCATTATTTGGCTAGTTTCAAAACCTGCCATAGCTAAAAAGTTCATACCTTCAGCAGCCTGCGTAGCAGTAAACTTTGTAGTGCGCCCAAGTACTTTAGCTTGTTCGCGTAGCATGTTAAATTCTTCGCCAGTTGCACCAGTTACCGCACCCACCTGGTTCATGGCTCGCTCAAAGTCTGCCGCAGTTTTTAACATAGCAGAGCCAACACCGACAATAGGCACAGTTAGTGTGCGCGTTAAAGTTTGCCCAGTTTGCTTAACACCGGCGCTAAAATCTTTAAGCATACCACTGGCCTGGTTTAGCCCTTGTTGCAGCTTCTTTATGTCAACGCCTAATACTACATTAAATGCGCCTAACATATTCCTCTCCTTTTATTGCTACGTTTAAAAATTTCTTGCACCTGCTCCCTGCTTAACCTTGGCTTTTTTTCTATGTCATTATCTAGTGGGAACATTTTATTAGGTGTTAATTTTTTTCTAAACTTACTATCTAAGCCCGAATATACAGAAACTAGATAAGAATTTATACGCATCACGTTTAATTCGTGCAGCATATTTTCCCTATAAGCCCTCGCCATAAGGTTGTAGTCATAAATAGTGGTGCTGCGAATGTTCTCCGGTGTTAGGCCCATTCTAAAACCTAATACCAACATATCTTGCAGTGTAGCTATTTGGCTTTCTTGTTTTGAGGGCTGCGTAGGTTTCCCACTGATTCGCTAACCAGTGAAAATATTTCATTTAACTGCGCAAAATCCATAGTGCCTATTACATCCGCCGGTACTTCATTACCACCGGAAGCGGAAAGGGCCTGGATAAATAATTTAATGTTAGCAACTTTATCTAATGCCGCATCAATACTATTTAATCCAACCCCGGCTTCCTCGGTAAAACGCTCTAAAGCGTTAAGGTCAAACCTAAACGAATAATCTACGCCATCTATGGTAATAGATTTACTGCCTGCCATTAGCTAACTGCAACTCTTGCCAATGGACCATCGCCAGTAAAGCTACCGCTCAAAGTTGCAGTATCTTCGTTAGCTGCTACAATGCTTACAGAAGCCACGCTTGCAGTGCCAGTATATGATACTCCTTTAGTTGAGAATGCAGTGCCAGTTGGCTCAAACTCTAGGCTAACTTGTGTTCTATCTAGTATGTAGTTTACTAAGTCATCTACATTTTCACCAGTTTCGAAGTCAGCTAATCCATCAAGGTCCACGCTCCAAGACTTTTGTCCTAAAATGTGTTTAGCCCAACCGCTACTATCTTTTGTAGATGCATCGGGTAAATCTAGTTCTATGTTAAGTGTTGCACTAGTTGTTAGGGCAATAGCAGTGCCACTATCATTTAGTACGATTAATGTTCCGTTTACTGCGGCCATAGTTTTATTTCATTTAGTTAATGTTAAACTCTGTAAAAGATAAAAAAAAATTATCGGTAATGATAGACCCACTATTTTTCTTCTATAATATGCCTAAACCTTACTTCCCTTATAAAATAAGTGTATGTATCCGACTTTTCTTTACGCATTACATCATTATCTAAAACGCTAGTAAGTACGTTAAAATTAGTTAGAACAAAAGGTACTGGCCTTGCTCTTATAATTTGTTTAACCTGGTTCACTATACTATTTATTTTGCTGCGCGAACCGTTATCAAGGCTAAACCTATCAACAATGCTTAGGCTAAAAGTAACATCGTCCATAAAAGTACTTTTGGTACTATTGTCGGTAAGTGTTGTTGCGTTGAATTGTATGTGCGGATAAGTACCGTTGGCAGGAACTTCATCATACACATTCACTGGTGTGCCACTTATTGTTACATTATTATTTAACAATGTATAATATGCAGTCTGTAATTCTGTGGTTGAATCTTTAGCCATTTTGTACAAGTTTAATTTCAAAGTCTATCGTCATCGGGAGTGTTTGACCGCCTTTACTTTTGCCCATAAAAATTAAGTCCGTTTCTTCTTGTATAGCTATGGGAGCGACAAAATCAACCGAAGTCGTACCCTTTGCTGAATCAATATCTGTGATAACTCTCAAGGCATCAAATGGTGCAGTTGTATTCAAAACGCCATTCCTTTGCATAAAAATAATTTCAGCTTCAAGTGTTGCTTGTACTGAATAAGCTATTCTATTTATTAAAGCAGTATAACCACTAGGAACAGTATAGCATCCTATTTGAGACTGTCCTTTAAAAATTCCATTGGCTTTTATAGCCGACCAAATATCACCTGCTCCGCTTTCTTGTATAGTTAATTCTCCTTGATGGCTTGCGCTTGATTGCGTTGCATACGTTCCGCTACTTGCAACATACCATCTATAAAGTCTTATAAGAGAATCAGGAAGCGCAACCGGCGTAAGACCGTTCATAGTTACTGTGTTCGAAGTGATAACTAACTCACCTGCCACCTCTTTTAGCCCTTCGTAATACACCGTTCTAGCTCCAATACCCGAAGCATTATCATCTGCACTATTAGAAACAATTTCTAGCGCCGTATTTGAGGTTGGCATTCTATAAAATCCCGATTGTGTAATTGGTGCAAACGTACTTCCTACATTAGCATTTCTCCCAAACTTATGTATAATGCTAAAATTAGGCACATTACCCAAAGACATTTCAACGTGGAAATCCAAGACTTTTTTATAGTAATCTCGGTGTGAGTTATATACATAATCTGCCCTATTTACGTAAGTATTATTCTCACGCAACATGCGCCCAGTTTCCTTGTGCATCTTGGTTATGCCGTATGTGCCAAAATCATCTGCCATTGGTAATCTTTCTTAATGATTTTAGTAACTCTTTTTTTTCTTTTTCAAAGGCAGGGAAAAGGTAGGGCCTAGGTGGAACACCGCCAGGCCCACCATCTGATTTTTTAAACTGTATTGCTACCTCTGAGTAATCTACACCGCTTATTGTGGTGTTTACTTTTTCCCTTGTACCGAACTCAACATACGGTGCATATTCTACATTGGTGTGTACGGCGCGCCCAAGGCTGCCAAGTTTTTCAGTTTTTATGCTGCTTTGTAGTACACCGGTATCAACTGGCACTGCTTTTTTTGCGTTGCTTTCTATATTTAAAGCATGGTAGTTAAGTGCCAACTCGGCTTTAGCTTGTACATCTTTTTTCATGCCTTGCACCTGGCCTATAACTCTTTGCAGTTGTGCGCTATTTACATCAGCCCTAAGCATCAACTTCCTCAACTGCAATTAACTCTGTATAACCCTGGTTTTCACCTTTGTCGCGCGCATACTCTATATTAAAAGTTCGCCCATCATATATGGCACGCAACAAATAATCATACGTGGCTCTACTGTAACCCTGGCTAATAAAATCATCACGGTATCGTGTTGTGATTCTATATTTTACTTTGCCTTTTAAACCACCAACTTCATAACTTTCGTAGCCACTGAATGCAGCTACTTTTGCCCAAACAGTTACAAGGTTATTCCATTCCTGCGTGTTGCCACCCATGCCATCGGAAGTGAGGGAGTAATATTGGAACTGTACCCTCTGTTTCATTAAACCTACGTTGCCTTGTCTGTCTTTGGTTTTCATTCATTATATAAATTTGGTGTATTTTTTAAAATATGTTTTAGAACTATTCGGCAATACACTTACTGAACCTTCTACCAAATCTTGTCTATCTTCGTAAGCTGATAGCACTGCTTTTTTTAAACCAACCGTAATGCCACTAGGTATGCTAGTAAAACCCGCAGTGTACACAACTTTTAATCGCAACCTTTGGTACGGCGCATCATAACCATGTACAGTATTAAATACCAGTGTATCACCAGTTAAATAAAAATCGTCCCCGGCAGTCAATATAGTTTCAGTGCCTTCGTGATTTATGGTTTTGACAGAACTCACCGACTGTACCGGGAACAAAGGTAAATCAACACGCGCCGAATAAGTTTCATATTCAGCCGTTACGGTTTTTTCTATAAGCTGAAAGCTATACTGCTGCTCAACTGTATTTATTGTTTCTGTCACCAAGCTTGCAATCAAACTGTCATCATCACTTGTTTCTACCTTCATCCAGGATTTTGCGTCTGCCGTGCTAAGTACATCAGATGGAGTATTTGTACCAGTTGCAACGCTACTTACCGTTACAACGCCATTTAGGCCGTAGTCCGGTGTTCTTATGCTGCTTCTAAGAAAGGCCATTTAACTCCTCCATAAGTTTTTGTGCTTTTGCCTGGCTTAACCTATCTATAATCTGATTACCGCGCTTTACATAGTACATAGTCTTGGTGTTTACATCTTTTTCTAAATGCACCTTATCTGTAACATTGTAAGCTCTTTTATCTTCCTTTGTTTCGTAAAGTAGGCCTCGGCTTAGCATGCTATTTATAGTTACGCTATCTGCTTTGAATGGTTGGTCTATTTTGTACGGTGTTTTTCCGTGTCTAAAATTTTTTCTGCAACGGTAAGGCATGGCAATAAATTTAGTTAGAAGGAAGGGCAGGAATCGAACCTGCCCAAGTTCCAAACTTCCTTGGGCAATTTTAAGAATTACCGTTGGGCAATTTTAAGAATTACCTGCATTAGTGATGGCAGAAGTAAAGTTACCGAACGCACCTGCATTGGGTAGGTAAGTTGGTAAAGCTAAACGGCCACTAATTTGTACAGTTACCAAGTCTTTGATAACGTTATCTTGGTCTTGCTCGTAGAAACGAACTTGTACGCTCTCGCGGTCAAACAAGGTAGTAAGCTGCGGGAAGTCAGCTACTAAGAAGTCATTCGCGCTTCCATCGGTGTCGTTAATTGCATTGGTTGCAATAATAGGTACGCCGCGCACAACTGGTGTACGAGTACCAAACACAACATCGTTAGGGAAAATGTAACGACCGTCAGCATCTTTTCTACGTATCATTTCATAGAATCGACCAATACCCATCATAATTGCAGATGGTCGGTAGTTACGATTTTCAACTTGCTTAATAGCTTCTAGCAATACATCATGCTCGGTTGCATCAGCATCACCAGTGTATAGGTCTAGCGTGTAATCAGTAGAAGTAACAGTAAGCCCATAAGTGCTATCGTATAACAACCATGAATCTTCTTCCTTCATGTACTTTTCTAAACCACGTAAGCTAATGTGGCTTGCAAGGCCGGCAGTATCATTAAGCGCTTCTTTCGATACGCGGAAATGTGCAGCAATTTTTTCAACCACTGCATCAGTAGCTACCAAATCAAAGTCGTTCTGTAACGATGCGTCACCCTCAGCAACTACACCAGTGTTATCAGTAAAGTTGGTTTCTTTAATGTAACGGATTTTATCGCTATTGGTTGTACCATTTGGTAGGAACTGTCGCACATGCGTTTTACGCTCTGCATCGTACTTAATACCTGCAACATAGTCAGCAGGAACAACATCGCCGGTATAGGCACTGGCTTCAGTTATAACCGCTTTGGTGTCCATTGTAAAACCGCTTATGCTACCTGCTTTGAATGCAGCCATTTGCTCTTGTACGGTTTTAGATTCTAGGGCTTCTTGCAACACATTTTTAACGTTTGCAGGCTTTTGCGCGCCGCTTAGTCTTTTTTGTGAAAGCTCGATGCCTTCTAGTCGTTCTTTTTGGCTGCTGATTAAATCTTCAATGTTTTTGATTTCAGCTTTAGTTGCTGCATCAGCTTCGCCCGCAAGTTTTACTTGCTCTTGTAATTTATCGTAGCGGGTTTCTAAATCGCCTTTAAGCACGTCCATGTGGCTTTTTACCGACTCTAGCCCTTCCGATAAGGTTTTTTCTAAGTCCATTTGGTGAACTCCTTTTCTAATTTTAGTTGGTTGTTAAATTTATCGAACAAACCTTTTATCGCATCGGCTTCAACTTTACTCGGAGTGGCTAGAGCCGGCTCGTTAGGCTGAAGTGAATTCTTTAAGTTTTGTTCTAGGTGTTTTAGTTGTGCTTCTATAAGTAGGAAAGTATCATCAGTGTAATCCCCACTATAAAATGCTTTACTAAGTTCTTTAAATTTTTCCACTCGGTCAAGTATTGTACCTTTAGCCATGCCACCAATACTTAACTCGTTTGCACCCCAAGTAACTGTGCTGCCTTCCCACATGCGCACCTCTTTTACTTCGTATGCATCATCTTGGCTATTATAATCACGCTGCACAAAGTTTATACCAACACTGTGTTCCTTTAAAATGCCATCACGGTACAATTTTAAAACATCTGTACCCAGTGTTGTATCAGCTATCATTGTACGAAAGTACAAACCTTTTTCATCTTCCATTAAAGCCATTGGCTTGCCAAGTACTTGTAATGGGTCATGCTGATATAAGTGCATAATTCTGTTACTACCATTTGGCCCATTTTCTTTAATGGTTTTTTCGTAGCAACCCTTTAGCATTACATCACCATCACTGTCCTTAAAGTCAAAAACACTGTAATAGCCTTCGACTATTCTGCGGTCAACATCTACGCCCTTAATGGTGGCGGTTGTATCTTTTGTTATCCATGGTAGTTGCATAGTTTTACCCTGCCTTTGTTCTTCTAGTTGTATATTACGGTCGTGGCTACTACAAGCCATAAAATATTGCTCCCCATCTAATGTGTGTACATGCGTGCCCTGGCAGCCCAGGTACTGCGCATATTCTTCAGCCTCTTCCCTTGTTCTAAAATAAGCTAATTCCGGTTCTTTTTTCTGTAAATTTGTTGGCATACTTTTACTGCTCATTGGGTGGCCTTTTGGTAGTAAATCGGTATCATGTTTGCCGCTTTTGAACTTTCCATTCCGCAGCGCATATAAAAAAGAATTAACCCTGCCCATCGCCCATTGTTGCGCACTTGTTACATTTGGGCGCACGCTTTGTGGGTTACCTCTGTAAGCACCTATACCTCTGTCATAAACTTTTTTAAGCGTTGTTGCGTTAGTACTTTTACTTGCCGCATTATTTACACTTTCATTGTGTTCCTTTGCTTTATCACGCAGCGTATCCATTAACGCTTTTTGTTCACTTTCTTCGGCCTGGCTTTTATGGTGCATGTACTCCGCATCTAGCGCCTTTTTTTCTTCATCAATTTGTTGGCTTTTACGTATCGCCCAGTCCACACCTTCCGTACCACCCCAAGCATCCCACATAAGGCCACCGCAACCCTCATCATACGGCACATCTTTGTTCTGCCTATGCCGGTTAAAACTTGCCATTCTTTTAACTGTGCGCTCACTAAGGCTTTCTCTGTTTGCCAACTGGTTAGCCCTTTGCCACCCAACTGGTGTGCCACACCCTCTAGGGTTGCCACTTTCCTCGCGGTACTTTAGTGCGCGTTTAGCGTTTGTGGTTGCTGCTTTTGGATAATCGTTATAGGACATAAGCAATTTTATTTGGATTTAAAGTACGAATTTTTTACACCATTTAACAATTTTGTATATTAGTTTGTAATTATGTACTAAATTTTATTATGGAAAAAGTAATATACAGAGTGCAGGAACAGTTAGATAATAATTGGGCGGTAGAAAAATCCGACATACAATTATTACTGATGTTTGCTATTTGTTATTGGAAACAAGTGAGTGAACAACATTAGCTAACTCGTTCTGCCTGGTGTTTTTTTGCTCCCTGCGGTGTATGCTGCCACGCAGGTGGCTTTCTGCGCTCTTTATCCAAAAAATTTTATGCTGCAAACATATAATCCGCACACCTTTTTTTGCCAGTTCTAGCGCCGCCATTAAATCGCTCATTCTATAATCTTGCCAGGTAGTTGCATCAAATTTTATAGTGTCTGTGTGGAACGCGCTAACACCAGTGCCCGGCACATCTATTTGGTAATCACCATCAACATTACGTAAACACTGGTATGTTATATGGCCAGTATAATAAGGCAGGTTAAGACCGCGCAACTTGCGGCCATGAAATGTAAGCCATGTGCCTGGGTATTTTTTTAGCGCGCGTTTTATTGTAGCCACATAGTCGGGTGGGTAATATAAATCATCATCGCAGCTTAGGTAAATGCCCTTGCTTTGTGGTAGCCAAAAAAATTTAGCGTTATCGGTATAGTCTGTACCAGTATATACTTTAACATTATCGCCTTTTAATTTGGGTGTGTAGTCATTACCATATACCCGCACGGTATCAACTTGGTGTCTTAGGCTATCTACTACACCTTGCAGGGTAGATTTCCGCGCTTCTATTGTGGCAAGGTTAGCAGTAATCATTTTAGCACCGCTATGTAATCACTTTTGTATTGGCGCACTTTGTAACCGGAGCGCATTAGTCTGTTTTTTACTTTAGCTATATCCCCTGGCCTGGTAAGGTGGTTAGCTTCGAACACAATATTTTCGGGCTTAATGTTTACCGTATCTAAAAAGTCGTTAAGTATAATACAGTCGTGGCCTTCGGTATCTATTTTTAACGTGGTAATTTTTTTTATTTTATGTTTTTGCAGCACTGTTTTTATACGCTCAACCTTTACCTCAGATTTTTTTATATACTGCAAACCTGCCTGGCCAAGCTTGTTTATAAGAAGCCCAGTAATTGTTGGGTGTGGTTTATTAACAGAGTTACAACCCCTGGCCCATTTAGGCAGGCCTAAAAGTTCTATATCTTCCGGCTGCATATAATAAACCCATAGCGTTCCTCTGTAATTGCTTATGGCTATGTTTTCTTTTCTGCATGCAGGCAATAAATCATAATAGCATTTTACTGGCTCTATAAATAGCCCATCTTCTAAGCCTGCTCTAGTTCTAAAATCGCTTGTGCCTATTTCGACTATCATACCTATTGTTTAATTTTGCCCAATAAATCTTCTACTTTTTGCTCAACAAATATTACCGTATCGGTTTTGGTAGCTATAAAGTAAAATATCAGTATCAAGGTTATTTGCCAATCATATAACAGTGATAGTAATACACAAAATATTCCCGATAGAATGCCTAGTTTATTCATTTGCTTATTAGTGGTTGTATTTTTCTTAACTGTGGGTGCATCTTGCTTTCATGCTCGCCGTGGTAACATAATGATTTTTGCGGTATGTACATAGGAATGAACTTTTTATAAAGTTTGCGGCTTTGTGTAAGGCCAACACCACTGCTTGCACCAGGTCTTCTAAACCTAAATGCGCTCACAAAATCTTGCTCAAAATTTATTGCTTCTAGCGTTGCTCTATTAGTAAAATAACCACAATCAACATAGCTTACTCGCACGCTATTTATCCCGGCTACTGAAACTGGCTTGTGTACCACTGGTGTCCAACACGGTGGCCGCCCATCATTTAAAAGATTATAAACGTACTTGCCTTCTGTGTTTTGGTAAATATGTTGTATGGTATTGTGGTTTATGTGTAAAAAGTCATCGGGTATAAACAAGAAAAAATCATCGCTACTTTGCTTGCATATTTCGAATGCGTATTGCCAGTTTATGTAGTATTGCTCGCGGCCTTTATGGCGCAGCCTATGAAAGTAACTCTTGCGCAATAAAGGCATGCAATCAAAAGTAGAGCCATCATCTATTACATAGGGTTTTTCCGGGCATTGGTCTATAACCTGCTCCAACATATCCGGCCTATTGTAACTAAATATTATAATCAAGTAAGAAACTCCGGTTTTATTGGCTCGTAAATTATTGTGCAACGGCAATTAATTGTATTACCAGGGCTTGCGCCTTGGCTACTATCGCCAGGGTACTGCATGGGCTCACCATTAACATCGAAGTTGCCTTTAAGTTCAGTAGCTTTTTGGCCATCCATTATTATGTGGTCAAACTTGCCAACTGCAAAACTTCTAGTGCGCCCATCTATTGTGCTTAACCAAACTTTAGAAGCAGCAACACCGCTTGCCTGCGCGCCCAATAAAGAACCCGCATTACTTGCAGCAACAATTTCAGTACGGCCAATGGTCATACCACGTTTTATACTAAACCCATAATCCTGGCGCAACTGTGACGCAAATTTTGGCACTGGTGTACCATCTTTTAAAGCATTATAGGCCAGGGCCTCTATACGCCTTTGAGTAAATGCAGTTACACCGACTATTTTAGTAGTGGTGCTGCTAGCTTGTAAAAACTCACTGCCATTTAGCCACTGCGAAACTAAAATATCCCAATTTACATTGGTTTTACGTTGTTGTGTTAGTAAGTAATTATAAGTGTCGCGCGCAAAAGTTGGCATAGCATTTTGGTACACATCTAGGTACGCCGCTTGTATAGGTTCGGTAGTTACAACACCAGTTAAGTCAATATCTATACTGCCAAGCCTTTCTACTTCCTTGAGGTACGCATCTAGCTGCTTTAATAATGCGGCATGGAATTTACGCGCAGCACTTTTTTCATACCTGCGCCGCTTACTTTCTATGGCTTTAAATGCCATGTATTTTTTATGGTGTTCCAGTTTGTTTGCTTCAGCATACTGGTTGTAACAAATTGCAACGGCTTGTTCTTGCGGTGTACCCTCATCAACTAAAAATGTTACACACCTGCCCATAAATGTGCTTTGTGGTTCGCCGCTATTTGGTTTAGGTATGGGCATGGTAAAAAAAATACCAGGGCTATTCACACCCCGGTATTTATGTTAAACATACTTAATGGAATTATGAGTCAAGAAGTTGTTGTAAAACCTGCATAAACTGCTCCACATCATCGGGTGTTAGCCAACCCATAACAAGTGCAGTCGTAAGCATTATTGCCACAATGTTGCGCAGCGTAAATGCTTCTAGAATTTCTTTCTTAGTTTGCTCCCACTGGCCCTGAAAAATAGCTTTAATCGCTTTGCCCAAGAATTGGTTAGGCAGTGGCAATATGTCGAGTGCGCCGTGCAACACTTCCCCGGCTTTGTTTTCGCCTCCGGCAGTTTGTTGTATGATACGTACAATTTTCCAGTCCTTTATTTTAGTCATTTTATTAACTCCGCTACTGTGTTTACTACTGCGCTTGAGCCTAAACCTGCTGCGGTGGCCCAGGCTATTACTTTTTGTTTAAATTTTTGCAGTTCTGCTATGTCAGTTTGATTTTTAGACACCCTTTTTACTAACCCTTCTTGGCCAAATTCATTACCAATAAGTGCTTCTTTGATTTCCTGTATATCTTTAGCCAAAATTTCAATCATGGTTTCCAATTTATCAATATCAAGTTTAATTGCGTTTAGTTCCTTATCCATAATAGTGCCATAATACTTTTTCGGGTTTAGCCTTGTCCATATCTACGTGAATAAAATCCTTGCCAATACCTATACGGTTAAACCCAACTGAAATTAGTGCATTTATTATTTTAAATCTAGTAACACTGTTGTCAGCTTTAATATCTACCGCCAGGCCTTTGGTATGCGAACTGCTTCCATCGCGGCCCTGCTCTATTTCGTAAATTTTGCTTCTAAAGCCCGATGTTAGAATAAATGGTACACCACTAAGATGTCGCGCACTATCTAGCAGCTCAAGAAAAATTTGGCTTAAATCATCCTTATTACATGGTGGATTACACTCTGCAAACTCACTATCTGTAAAATATCTAAGGGCCATACTGCTCCTTTAGTAATTTTACTTCTTCTTCAGTTAGCCCGCTTTCACCTTCCGGCATTAAGTTTACTGGTATATATCTATTATTGTCACCGATTGGCTCATAACCCATTTCGGTTCTTTTTTCATCAGCAGTAAGCCACCATGCTTTACTCAACCAATCCACCTTATCTGCATTATCCTGGTTAAGCGCGTCAATACTTTGTATATCGAAGTCCAGATGGTATTGCCTACCAGTTGCCCTATTAAATATTGGCACTAAACACCGATTAAGTTCTGCAAAATCCCTGCTAAGTTCCGGTATCACATTATCCAAGTACAACTGCTTACGGCTTTGCTCTTTATTGGCATTGGTTTTGTTATCCGGGTCATTAAGTAATTCACTAGGGAAGTTATAAACATTACATATATCGCGTTGCGACATTTTACCGGCTTCAATTATTTCCAAATCCACTGGTGGCATACCAAATTTTTCAAACCCAAGTTTCACACTGCTTACTAACCAGGTTTTATAACTATCCGGTCCTTGCATTTGCCGCAGGTATTGTTCCAGTTGGCTACGCTGCATTGGTGTAAGTTGCTCTAAGTCCGGGTCTGTTGGATACACAACACCACTAGCACCGCCATTTTTTAAAGCCTTGCTTAATGCCTGGTCACCATCGTTGCCCAACCGTATTGAACGGCGCGCCGCTTTTAAAGGGCTCATGCCGTATAAGTGTGAGCCTACTGCATCATAGTCAGGATTCCAGTATTTCCAGTGCATTACACTTTCAGCGCTTAACTTATGGCCATCATGGCCGTACATATCAATTATGTAACCCTCAACCAAACTTTCATAAGTAGGGTTGGCAACTATTTTTGTGTACTGCGAAGGCATAACCCACATCTCCCCAAATGTGCCATCGCCTAACTCTATAAAGTGCGTATAACCATTACCAGTAATTAGCTGAAAGCCCTTCATATTCTCGTACCACTCCGGGTAACCTTGTAGCGGGTTGGGCTTGTTTATAAGTTTGTATAATGGGTCGTTATAATCATCTACCTCTACAAACGCTTCATTCTTTAGGGTTAGCAGGTTATCCAATGTGGCTTGAGTTGCCTTTGTTCTTATTGCCCTGCTTAACTGCTTATACTTTAGTGCTTTTGTTTTGTTTTTTACAACATGCACTATTGGTGGCACTGCTGCCGCCGCCTTTGTAATACCATTAACAACACTGTAAACATCGGGATTATATTCGTACCCATCATCTATATAAGCATATTGGGTATCATCTAGGCTAATTGGTAACCCGCGATGAAATCGAAATAATTGTTTGTTAAGTTCGTTTACAATTTTTGTTTGCGGCGCTTTTGTTTTGCTAAAAGGCAATAAATCTAGTAGGGTCATGCTGCGTAATTTTGGTTATAAAGAAATTAACAATTATTTACAACATTAGAAACATACAAAAAAGCCAGTGACTTTTCACAGTCACTAGCTTAAACAATACATAATGGAGTATGAATCTACTTACGTTAAAATAGAAAATAGCCTTCTATATTCCTTATCAAAATTTAAACGCTCTTTGTGGCTTTGCCGCATGTGTATTACAGTTGAGTGGTGTAAGTCTAACAACCGGGAAACTTCTATCATACTTATAGAAACCCAGTTTGCAAATAAACACCTATAACGCACGTGCTTTGTTTTTCTACTTTTAGCAAACAATTCATCGTAGGTAATATCTAGAGTGCAACAAAATTTATACACATAGTTACTGTAATCTACAACTGGTAATTCACCGAGTTGTTGTTGATAACGATTAAAAGCATCTAGTGCCATGGTGTACATTATTGCTCCTGCTTTAGTTTAGTTATGTGCCATTTAAAGAGCGATACTAACCTCAACTTCGTCACCCCAAACATCCCAACCTTCTGTTGTTTGCCGAGCAAATAATTCAACTCTTGGCAAATCCCCACAAAGTTCAACTATTCTTTGCCTAACCTCATCAGGTTTTTTACTATGCTCTAATCTTTGGCTTTCGATATAAGCCCTAACATTATGTTTCTTTACAAGTTTGTGTGCATCCTTACCCTTTGTGGCAAGTAAACACAATTCAACTCCACTTTTCATAGTATATGCGCCCATGAAACAAACTTGTTTACCTTTCTTGGTTTTCTTTGCCCAAACAAAACCAACGGTCTTATATTCAAATCCCCAACTTTTTATTACTTCAAGACATTTAGCCAAATGATAATCGGTTGTCCAAATAAAAAGTATTGCATTATTGTCAGCAATATCTTTTACCGGTAAATTCATTATTTCGACTGAACTCATTACCGAGTAAGGGGGTCGCCTCATGCCTTTTATAGTGGTGCAATCTGGTTTAGCATTACTATCATTGTAATAACTCCACGCAGGGTCTGCATATATTATTTGATATTTCTTCATTGCTCCTGCTTTTGTTTTTCCAACTGCAATTCTCTAACAGTTTGGAAGCTTGGGTTTTTTGCAGTACCGGCTCGCAATCGATAAAATTTACCTGCATCCATTCTTAATTTTTTAGCCAGTGTTGGTATGTGTTGCGTGCCTAACCACACTCGGATTTCTTCTTCTTCTATATATGATTGTAGCATATTATTCCTCCACCCAGGTTAGCTGAGCGCCGCTATACATTTTGCGCACCTCGTATGTGATACGGTCTGTAAATCCAATTTTACTTTCGCCCTCTAAACTAAAGTAAGTAAAGTTGTGATAGGCGTGTTGAAATTTTAAGTCCATTTCATAATAAGTAATGGGTTCACCTTTCCAGTCGGTCAGGTTTATAGTTTTAAGTGTTGCGTTCATTGTTTTTTACGTTTAGTTATTGTTCTTATTAGTGTTGAATCTTTGTAGTTACTGCCGCACTCCTGGCACACATAGTCAAAATCATGCTTCGCTTCTATCCAGTTATCTTCGGTATATAAGTAGTTGCAGCCATGGCAGTGTCTTATTTCTTCGTTTACATACCCAAAAGCAGTAAGTTCCTCTAGCCTATTCTCATCAATTATCATTACTGTATTGCACATTGTATTGTAAGTTATGGGCCGCCGGAGCGGCCCTAGTTAATGTTTAAAGTTGGCGCTCTCTTACTGCGAAGTACTCTCTATTGCCCACCTTGTTAATAATTTTATCAGCAAGCGCAGTGCCTGCATCATTAGTTGAGGTGCTATAAAAAATCCACCCATAGTAGCCATCTTTTTTGCACCCAACCTTCTTAGCAAACCGCCAGTCCTTACCTACATACTTTACGCAAACCCAGTTGGCATCTAGGTACTTCATTTCCGGGTCGGCTTGATGTTCCTGCACAATCTTATCTAATGATTTTCTAAGCATATATGCATCTATTTCAATACAGTATTTTTCTTGTTCTTTTGTCATTTTTTTGAATTTTAGCATTGTTGTATTGTTTTAGTTTAGGTTTATAATAAGTTTATTTTTGATAGTAGTTGGAAGTAGGCTTTTTCTCCTAAGTCACTATCAACTTCCCCTAGGAAGTATTCCTTAACTGAATCGTATGTTGGGAATGTTTCCTCATTCTCTACATATATGTACTTTTTATCATCAGATGCTTCTATAGTTAAAGTCCATGCAACTGTACTTTCATATTCGTTAAAAATCACTTCTGATTCTATTATTGCTGAGTTAATTGTTATTTCGTTCATTGTTGTATTGTTTAGTTATTGTTAATTCACAAGTAATCTAGTTATAAGAAAATTACCATGCAAACTTTTTTTTAAACTTTTTTTTAATAAAGTTAAAAATAGGCCTTTTTGGGTATATAAAGCGCGTTTTTTTATAAAATTTTTTTTAGGAACGAGCGTTCCTTGCTTTAAACCAGGCTTATATCTAGTGTCTTTTTCTTTACCCTGGCCATTACTGCGTAACGCCCGGCATCTATTGCGTGGTTAAAATTATCCACTGGCTTGTTTGTAGGGCTACCGCTTCGGTCTTTGGCCCAAGTATAACTGCTAAACTCCTCGACTATATTCTTGCTTTGCGCATGTATTTTTATCGGGTAATCTTGCAGCAGTTGTATGCCATACATTACACTATCTTTGCCCTTTTGTGCAGGCACTACCCACACACCATTGTTACGCAGCTCGGCTATACTTTTTGGCTCGGCACTATCTGCCACTATATTATCCGTTATCCCTAAATCCTTTATTATTCTGCCAATACTTTGGTTGGTAAGCTGCTTCCGGTATATATGTTCGCGCCAGTATAACGCGCCGTGTGCGTAGCGTATTTCAACTAGGGCAGTTGGGTCATTGGTAAAACCCCAGTCTAAACCGTACACGCGCCATTTATAATTTTCGGGCCATTCGTTTACCGTTTCAAAGTCGGGGAACACCAGGCCCTCTAACCGGCCCACCTGGCCCATGCCATATACCATCCACCTAAATTGGTTGGCAGTACCCGCCTTAATGTTATCCGGTGTAGGCTCATAACTTTCAATCTTGGCACGTATTGTTGGTTGTATAAATGCGTTATCCCGGTAAGTACTAACAAACCAGTCCACATCTTCGCGGCCCTGCAATTTATCATGCGCCCAAAAAGCTGCACTAGGGTTGAAGTCTATAATAGTCTGCTGGGTAGTTCGCATACTAATCTGTTCAAATATCCCGTAGTCTATACCGTTGGCTTCATTAAAAAAACTATGGGTGCGTTTACCACTTCTAGCGTCTATTTCATCGTTATAACTGTTAAACTCTATCTTAGAACCCGTAGAGAAAGTAAACACCCTATTGCTTTTATTGTGGTCTGTTAGTTCTTGCGTGAAAAAAGGGTCGTTATATATGATGTTCTGGGCATCCCTATAAGCACCTACCCTAAGGTTTGGAATGTCTTGCCCTACTACGGTTATAGTAAGGTCTTTCTTTTTACTGGCTATGCTTATAAGGTACTGTAGTATAGCATAAGTCTTTCCGCTTGATGTGCCGCCTTGATGTACTATATATGGCTTATCAGATTCTAGTGTCCAAAAGAATAAATCATTTATCTGAATCTTGTGGCTTGACATACTCAAAAGTTACATTCGTAATTTTCTCACCTTCACTAGTGTGGTCGTGGTGCTGCATACTTAAAGCCTTCCTTTCTTCATCGGTACATATAAGCTTGTATAAAGCCAGTAACCCAGTTGGTGATGTACTTTTATGTAATTTAGAACGTATGCTTATCTTAGTACGTGCTTTATTTTTATCTAACTCTTCTTTTATAGCGTTTGATTCGTCTGATTCCAAAGGGAAATGCCTATAAAAAGTATCTTTACTAATACCTAAATAAGCAAGAACATCAGCCACAAAGAATAAGTTGTATTCTTTAATTACGCCAAGGGCATCTTTATATAAATCTTCAGTCTTATACGCCATAGGGTTCACCGTTAATTTTTACTTCTAACGTATCATCTAGCTTGACCATTCGGTCTATTATAACTTGGCAGTATTTAGGGTCTAACTCCATACCGTAGCATTTACGTTTGAGTTGGTGTGATGCTACCATTGTTGAGCCACTTCCTAGAAACAAATCAATAGTGGTATTACATTTTTTATCTTTCAATATATCTACAATCAATGATATTGGCTTTGGAGTTGGGTGATAACCTTGCTCTGCTCTATTGTTTTCTCCACCCACATTGTTTACTGAATAGACAATCTGTTCGTGTCTTGTTTTATCATTGTGATAGCAATACATTGTTTCAAAGTGTCCGGCTTGCCAACCGTTTGTTTTATGCCAAATGTGTTTTGAAGTTACCATTTCTGCAAATGGTGGAAATTGTAAATTATCCCAAAACCATATCATCAATCCATTGCAGTAGATTCTTGAATTGTTAAATGCACCCTCTATATTATTTATCATATCGTGCATTATTTCACTATTGTTCGGAAATGGCGGGTCTGTAAATACCATGTCCGCTTTTTCTCCATTCATAAGTTTAGCCACTTGGTCGCTATCGGTACTATCTCCGCACAATAGTCGATGTGGGCCAATCTCGATTAAATCGCCCAGCACTACATCAACCTTTATATCATCAGGTTCTTCATAATCATCCTCCTTTGCTTCTACTTCTTCAGCTTCTATATCCCCGAATAGTTCTTCATTACTAAAACCCCAGTCAGTAAGTTCCTCAACCTCGAAATAATTAGCTAGGGCATCGTAATCCCAAGCACCCGTATTTTTATTAAGCCGAATGTTAAGTTCTCGTTCCTTATCACGGTCTAGTTCTACTTCTACACACGGAAAGGTATCCCACCCTAGGCTTTGTGCAGTCTTTAACCTTTGGTGTCCACCTACTATAATATTTTTACGGTCTGGGTGTGTGTTTATAATAGCTGGGTCAACCGCCCCAAATCTTTGCAAGCTTGCTTTTAACTGTTCGGCCTGCTCATTGCTTAGCTGCCTTGGGTTGTATTCAGCTGGTATCAGTTCGTTAATTTTTCGCTCAATTACTTTCATTAAACCTTGTGTAATATTCTTGTTTTATTCTTTTAAAATAACTTTTAGCACCACCGGTTGCAAATAGCCCACTATCTATACTATTGCCATTAAGCATTTTAATTATTTGGTATTGCCTTTGTATTGTATCATTATCAAACTGCTCCACTTTTTTACTACTATTAGTGTAAGTTATTGGCGCTGCTTTTATATAGTTTATGGCATTTATTTTATACCACTCATTAAAACACCTGGCCAGTGCGCTAATGTTATTGCCCTTGCGTGGCGCACGCTCGTACACTACATCTAGCATCCAGTCAGCATAAATTTTCTCAAACCTTACATCATCGGGGAAAATAATGTTGTTTACTGCTATGGTTTCATGTAAGCGCACCAGGTAGCTTAAACCCTCTTCCCTGCTATTTGGCAGCTCTTTCACTGCACCAATATCAGTATGGAAGTCGTATAATAGGTTTAAAAGCGTTTTATCGTAGCCAAATTTTGCGTCTGCGGCGCGATAACGTTTTACATCTATCTTTGTGTATGCTATGTTCATTTAAAAAGGCCTCTGCATTTTTTTGTTTTCCTTGTTTTTGAATTCTATGTACTTGTTAGCCCAAGTACCTGCTCTGTACTTCCAGTTGGTAATTTTATTACCTGCATGCATCCAGTTAGTGGCTTCGTAGTAATTAACAAAATTCTCTGCTTCTAATGCTATATCATGTTCATTTATCTTACCGTTTTTAGTAAAATAATTTTCTACCTCAACTTGCGTGGGATACACACTAGGAGCATTATTTTCATTCTTTACATTCTTTTCATTCTTAGTAGTTGTTAGTTGTGTGTTAGTTGTGTGTTGCTCGTGTGTTAGCCGTGTGTTACCTGGTGTGTTAGTTTCCTCATCATCACCCTGGTAAGTATCGTAATTGCAAACACTTATAATAGTTCCATGTGTGTTACTTAGTCTGTTGATTTCTCCGGTGCTTTGTAATTTACGTAAAACCGTTCTTAAACTTTGTTTACTAAGTTGCAATTCATACGCTAGTACATCTAGGCTAGTTATAAAAGTGCCACGCTTAACCAGTGTGCCTCTGTACTTTTTATCTTTGTGGTTAGCTTTTAAAAGGCAGTGAAGAAAAACCCTAGTGCAGTTGGGTTCATCATACCATTCCCAATCTAAAAACTGTCTATGTAATTTTATCCAACCTTTGTTCATAATCTATTAAAAAAGGGAACGCCTTTAGGTTGTACGCTAACCGGCCAGGCATTCCCCTTGTTAGGAGAGGTCACAATGTATGCGTAGCGTACACGCTTAAATAGTAACCTTGCATTAAAGTTATAATAATTTTTCACAAATTAAAATGGCAGCCCATCTTCTATATCGTTTAAATCAATATTTATTGGAATGGGTGTCTGCTTTTGTGGCCCTACATTGTTATGCTCGCTCGTTTTCTGTCCGCTTATTAAGTGTAAACGGTTAGCAAGTATTTTTGTTTTTACCTTGGTTTGACCATTGGCATCATATTTATCATAAGTTACACAGCCTTCTATGCAAACTTGCTCGCCTTTTTTCACATAGTTACCGGCTACCTCTGCTGTCTTGTTAAAGCATACAACGTTGTGCCAATCAGTAATTGCCTCACCGCTTGCATATCTATTTGTAGCCAGTGAAAACCTACATACCGCCACACCACTTTTTGAGTAAATAAGTTCCGGGTCTTGGCCAACTCGGCCCATTAGTGTTACATTATTCATATTATTTTTTCTTTTATTAGTTGTTCACATTCTTGTTTATAGTATCTAGCCATGGCCATTACTTCATCTTTATTCCATTTGTGCAGTAACCGCGCCATTTCTTCTAACTCCTGCGCCGTACCCGCACCGTATAAAGAATCGATTTCTATGCCATGCCTATACTGCTCACCACTGCCATAATTGTTACATGATTGGCATTGTGCGTGTGCATTTTTTTCCTCCCACCTGGTAGCAGTAAATCTACGGCTCTGAAAATGGCCACAATCCATATCGCTCCAGTGTTTAACAGTGCTGCAAGTTATACACCTGCACAACCCATTATGGTTGGCATCGCGCAAACGTATATACTTGCTAAACCATTCATCGCATGTAGCTTTAGCAGCGCTTAGGTTCTTACTTCTTATTAAGCCCATAAATCCGGTTGGCTACTTCGTATTAACTTGTATTCAGCAAAACTAGTTTTATTGCCAAATCTATTAGTGGTTGTACGTTTTTCACTACTAATATTGTACCCGGAGTCTCGCAGGTTAAATATAATAGCTGATAGCCTGGTTATGCCGTATTCCTGGAAGGCTTCCCAACTAGTAATCTTCCCAAAATATGTTAAGTGTTTTAGTACTGTATCGTACTGCGTTTGCTTCATAATATGTTTAATTTTTGTGTTTTTGTTTTTCAAACCTGCGCCAATCAATTAACGCAATAGCTATTGCATACAAGGCCAGGAAGCCAAGTACTTGCGCAATAAAACCAACCGCATTAAGTGTGTTAGTTATTAGTTCCATTTTTGTACTCCAGTAATTTTTTTACAGTTGTATAGGAAGGGTCTTTCACCCTTCCTTCTTTAAATGCCCTTATGCGTGGCACGTTTATTTTAACTGCATAGCTTACATCATTTATGTCTTGTTTTTGCAGCCACTTGCGCAAATCTTCTACTTCTTTATCTTTTTTCATGTTGTGTTATTAGTTTGTGTTGTGCAATGATTTAAAGTATTCGAAATGTTGTTTACTTACTTTGTATTTATCGCGAAGCCTAATAGGGTTACCGCCGCTGCGTACAAATGCCTCACACTTTTCCCAATCGGGCATACCTTCGTTCAACCAGGGTTTATCATCATTGGTGTTATTTTTAGTTTTTGGCTTTGCCCTACCTACTACATCTTCGCCATCTAAATCCTCGGCCTCTATACCTATTAAACTGCCCAGTGTGAAGCGCCGATAATAAGTTATGCACGCGCCCACCTTTTGCGGGTCTTGTAATTCGGGTAATGGCAAAAACGCCTCAACGTACTCCCCGGTATCTATGTCTATGATGCGTGTACCAACTGCATTACCTTCTATGGGTTGCAGCAGTAGTAAGTCCTCTGCTATAAGCGCGGGCCTTACCGCTTCGATAAGCTGATTTACATCAAAATACCTGCTTCCAAAAAATGGGTTGGTGCTATCCTTCCTCATCTTGTCCATTGTACTGGTTACCTTAAACAACTTTTTATGTATGTTCATTTTATTATCTCCACTAAGGTTTTTGGTGCGCGTTCCATTTTAATAAACCCACTGCCGTGTTTTACCTCTACCGGGTCTATTACTTCGCCAGTATGTTGGTCCACTATGCTTACACCATCATTAGTTGCAATCTTTATTAAACGCTCTATGCGCTTGCGTTCCTCATCGGCTTCACGCCATAGGCTTACACCTTTATAGTCATAACTCTTACGGCCCGCCATGTGCGTTATTTTAAAGCCATCAACTATTAGGTCTTCACGGTCACTAATGTAAGTTATCTCACTTACCAGTTCCGCTTCTACTGCCTTAATTGCTTCATCTAATTCGCTTTTTAAGGCCCTTAATATTACGTATGCTTTGCTCGGCTTTATATCGCCTTGCATTACATTATTTACTATTTCGTATGGTTGTATGTTTGTCATAATAAACTAAGTATGTTCCAGTTATTGTTATTAGTGCAAATTGTATTACTAGGTGTTTTATAGTTTCACCCTCTGCCATAAGCATGGTAAAAAATATAATCCCACAAATGTATGCTAGTATTTTCATAATATAATTGTTTTTATTAATTTTTAAAACTTTTTTAAAGTAATTTTCTTATATCGGCGCTTGCCTCTACAATAATGTCTAGGGCTGCAAAAAATGCCTGCTTTTGTCCGCGCAAGTATTGTTTGCGTTTTTGTAAATCAACTTTATCTATCCACCCTAACGCTTCATCTGATAACTCGTTGTTAAGTTGTACCAGTTCCATATCAATTTCCATTATAAATCCTTGTATTGTATCTTCTGCTTTTTTCATAATTGTATTGTTTAAATGGGCCACCGCAGTGGCCCTTGTTGTTCTTATTTTATTTTTAAGTAAATTGGTCGGCCTACTTGCCAAAGCTCAACCTCAACACCCATATCAGCTAATTTTGATTGCGCCTTTCTAGCTTGAGTGTAATTAGCATACTGCATGGCGTTTACGCCAAATTTCGTTTTCTTAGCTACAAATTTATAACCTTTAGCAATTCTAGTATTTAATGTAGTTGTTAGTGTCATTGTTGTATTGTTTTGTTATTGTTTAACTTGAAATAAATATAGGGAAAAGAAACAATAGGAGCAAATTTATTTGCAAGTTTTTTTAAAAAAAATAAAAAAAAATGTAGAAATGTGGCTCTACAGTATTAAAAACGCACAAAAAAAATTAAAAAAATTCTACTGGCGTTTCTATAACTTGCGTGATAATCTGTTGTTCAGAGTTAGATTTCTTTAACTTAAAATCAACAAACCACCCGCCAATATCGGTAGGGTTAAAGTTCTTTTCTACTGGCCAACCTGCCTTTCCTGCGCCGATACCATCAACGTAAGAACCGGACTGTATGTATTTGATTTTATCTTTGTAGATGCGGCCCTTTGGTGTAACACGCATGCGCGCCGTACTAGGGTCGTACCATTTTTGGTGGGTATGCCCGCGCACTAGTATATTTGCATCGGGATATTTCATCGCTTCTATTTGCACATCTAGCATACCTTTGGAGCGTTTAGCACTACCACCGAAGCCGTGGTGATAATGTATCTTACAAACCTGGCTAGTTCTTTTGTTTTTCATGCGTATAAAAACCCACCCACTGTATGCACCCAGGTTTATATTAACACCGTTCTCCAGGTTAAGTGCCCAAACAATGCTGCGCAAGATGTCGTGGTTGTGAAACTTATTTATGGTCTTTTCATGATTACCATAGCTTATAAGCGCTATATTTTGCGCGTAAGGCTTTAAAAACTCAATAGTGTATTCAGCTACCAAATCAAGATAGGTACGGCCATGTACAATAAATTGTGGGTCTATATCTTCACGTTGTAAACGTCTATCCCCATACGAACCCATCACATCTAACAAATCCCCAAAAATAAAAATGAGGCCATCAGCCTCTTTTATTTCATCGAAATGTTTTTTTAAAATGTCCCTTTTACACCCAATAGAATCTAAGTGTATATCAGAACAAAAAAGTGTAGGCACTATGTCAGTAGAACGGCATCCATCAAACTCAAACAAATGCACATTATCGGACAACTCTTCAACGTGCTTTTTCATAAAATTTGGTTAGTAAAGGTTTACCAAAATTATTGAATTTAAACTGAAAAGCAAAATTACCAACAACTTGCCCACACACTAGAATTATTCTTCAGTTTTTTCGGCTTCTTCAGCTTGAGCCTTTAGGGTATTTTCATACCCTTGCTTTACATATCTGATTTCATCAAGTTGCATTTGTAAACGTGCTTCTTGAATTTTCAGTTCTTCGATTCTTTCTTCTATTGTCATCTTGTACAATTATATTAAAGGTTGCCCAAATATAACTACCAAGCCAATCCTTTCAAAGTCGCAGGATTCTTTTGTGCTTCAATTTGAGCCGTAATACTTGCTTCAACATCTTCTTCGCCTACTTCAGCTTTTACCCAACCAAGAACGATTTCTTCGGTTAAGTCATCAAAAGCGATGTAACCCTCTGAAGATGGTTCAGGTTGGAAAGAGCAAGAACCGTACCGTCTGCCTGAGTAAGACAAAGCGTCATCGCCTTCTCCAACTTCAGTATGGGAGCAATCCCAATGTGCCGTTACAACTCCTTTGTCAGAGTCGTTGGTGTATTCTAGTGTGTTAATTTTCCAGTTCATTTTGTTGGCTTTGGAAGTTAGCGATTAATTCGTCAGTCCAGTAAGCGTTGCAAACGTCTTGAACGCTTTGTGGTAAGCTAGTAATATCGTCTAATGGCGTTACTACGCTTCTGTGATGAGATTGTGAAATGACTTGTCCATCTTCTAGTACCTTCGTGGTTTTTCGAAGTTGAATTTGTCCAGATTCTATTACTTCTATTTTTGAATAGGTTTCTTGTTTTTCTAACATTGGTTTATTGATTTTATTTTAAACTACGTGAACAGTAATACTAGCATTAAGGTATCTTCCACTTCCTGCATTATGTATTGCGTTAACCCAAGAAGTGTTAGTTCTACTTCCTAATAATTCGCCTGTTGTTGAAGAAGAACCTATATATAAATTTAGATATTCTCCACCGTTAAAGTCTGCTATTGAATGAACCGAACAATTACCTGAGGCTATATTAGTAGATGTTGTCGTAAAAGGAAATCCGCTAAACGTTATATTCCCACTAGCACCAGTTGTGTCTACATTATTAAATGTAAAATTATAGTGTACTACATTTCCAATTTTAGTATAGTTAGCAGTTGTTGTAACTGTTGTGGTTGGGTCGGTTGTCGAACCACCTAGTGTTAAATCAAAAGTACCTTCCTCGTAATCGTCTAAAGCGTTGGCAGATGTTGTACCACCTAGATAAACACTACCACCTAGATATAGGTCTTTGAACCTCCCACTAGCATATCCCAAATCAATAGCGTTATCTTGAACTGCTCCCGCAGATGTTGCAGGAAATGCTATTCTATCACCATTGAAAAACCCAATGCCAGTATTTGTTTGACCGATTGCAAAACTACCCGATGTAACACCAATACTTCCGACTGTTGTAGTGTCTTTTCGGAAGTCTATAATATCACCGTCTGATGTAAGACGGTTAAGTCGCATAGTAACGTTCCCATCTACTGTATGATAAGCAGTACCATCATCGAACAATGAAGTACCTACTGTTGCTAATGCAGTAGTAGTCTTACCCACCAATACGTTACCGCTTGAGTCGATGCGCATTGCTTCTGCGTTGTTAGTACCAAATACCATAGGTGTATTGGTAGTTGAA